GCTAATATATCAGTAATTGGAGTTTCAGCTACAGGTGAATTAGGAAATCCTTTTGTTTGGAGTCTGATTGACGAGTCGCAAACACCAAATTACAGCGATATTACGGATACTCAAGATTCTAATTTTAGTGACATAACAGAAACTCAAAATCCAAACTGGGAAGATGTTGCTTAACTATGCAGAAGAAAGGTAATATAATTAAATGAACGGAGAATAATAAATGGCAAGCTCATACGTAAATGATCTAAGACTTAACGAAATGGCGACAGGTGATGCGTCAGGAACTTGGGGCGATACGACAAATACCAATCTAGAGTTAATTGGTGAAGCATTAGGCTTTGGAACAGAAGCAATAACAACCAACGCAGATACGCATACATCTACAGTAGCAGATGGAGCTACAGACCCAGTAAGGGCTATGTATGTTAAATATACAGGCACATTAGATTCAGCTTGTACGATTACTATTGCACCTAACACAATCAATAGGATGCAATTTATAGAGAACGGTACAAGTGGTTCTCAAAACATAATTATTTCACAAGGCTCTGGAGCTAACGTAACGATACCAGCAGGTGATGTAAAAGCAGTTTACCTAGATGGTGCTGGTAGTGGAGCTGCGGTAGTTGATGCTTTTGCTAGTCTTTCTGTAGTAGACCTAAAAGTACAAGACGATTTAACAGTTACAGATGATGCAACCATAGGTGGTACTCTTGGTGTTACAGGTGTTTTAACAGCTACTTCTCTTGATATATCAGGAGCTATAGACGTAGATGGCACATCTAACCTAGACGTGGTGGATATAGATGGTGCGGTTGATATGGCTTCTACGTTACAAGTAGATGGTGCTATAACTTCTTCTGCTGGAGCGACAATTACTGTTGCTGATAACTCAGAAAATTTAGTGCTTAAATCTACAGATGCAGATTCTAATGTAGGACCACAACTTACTTTATGGAGAGCTTCTGGTTCTCCAGCAGATAATGATGCTATAGGACAAATTAGTTTTAACGCTAATGATGATGGTGCAAATGTTACCAACTTTGCAACAATAGCTGGATATATAGATGATGCTTCTGATGGAACAGAAGACGGCATTTTACACATAAACTCTATGGTAGCTGGAACATTAGTAAACAGGATGTCTGTACTTCCAGCAGCCACAGTATTTAATGAAGGTTCAGTAGATGTAGACTTTAGAGTTGAATCGAATGACGAAGCTAATATGATTTTTGTTAATGCTGGTGGTAATGCTGTAGGCATAGGAACTGCGACTCCATCAGGTAGATTTGCAATACAAATGGCTCATACTGAGACAAATGTAACTCTAGCTAATAATAATGAAACTTTAGTTTTAGGTAATTCAGGTTCAGGTGATGGTGTTTATAACGCAATTAAGTTTTCTGGTAATCAACAAGATATGTACATCATGTCTTTTAATGATAATACACTAGCCGACAGAAGAATGGGTTTCTTCTTAGGTTCTGTTGCGGGGGATGCGGTTGCTGACGAAAGGCTGTCTATTAGAGGTGATGGACAAGTAGGCATAGGAACAACTGATCCCGACAGCCAACTTCACGTTGATGGTTCTCATTCAGGAACATTAGTAACATTTCACAATACTGCGGGTTCAGCTAGTACTGATAGAGGACTTGATGTAGAAACAAGCACTACTGGAACTACAGTACAAAGATGGATAAATGCAGGTACAGAGTTAGCAAGAGTAGTAGGGAATGGAAAAATAGGAATAGGACAAACTAATCCTGGTTATTTTATTGATATAGGTCACACGACTACTACGGGTCTTAGAATATCAAATCTTTCTTCAAATGGAGTAGGCTATCATGCACAAGCTAATGGTAATCACAATTATCAACCCGCAAAGTTTTTTAAATCAGAGGATCAAGGAGGAGGTTTAATTGGAGAAATACATTGTACTAATGTAAATACAGCATTTAACACCACATCAGATTACAGATTAAAAGAAAATGTAAGACCTATAGAAAATGGTTTAGACAGACTTAATAATTTAAAACCAGTTAAATTTGATTGGAAAGATCATGGCATATCAAGTGAAGGTTTTATAGCACACGAAGTACAAGAAGTTTTTTCTGATGCAGTTACAGGTGAAAAAGATGCTGTAAAAGATGATGGAACAGTAAACGCACAAACTATGGATTACGGAAGAATTACTCCATTACTTGTAAAAGCTATGCAAGAACAACAAACAATAATAGAAGACTTAAAAACTAGAATTGAAACTTTAGAAGGATAAGAATATGGCAATAAACTATACTTGGGATGTAAATACTTGTGATGTATACCCAACAAAAAGCAGTAAATCTAATGTTGTGCATGAAGTGCATTGGAAACTAACTGCAACTGATAATTCTAATAATGATTCAGAGGGCATTCCACAAACAGCTAGAGCTATCGGAAGCCAAAGTTTAGATACCTCTGATCTATCTAGTTTTACAAACTGGTCTAGCCTTGATGCTGCTAAAGTACAAGGTTGGGTAGAAACTGCTTTGACTGCTGATACTGTTGCAGCTTTGAAAACAGAATTAGATGCACAGATAGCAGAAAAAATTACACCAACATTAGTCACTAAAACATTAGGATAAAATTATGGAACAACAATACTTTGTAAACGTGCTACAAATATTAGACGTAGCAACAGAAAGAGGTGCTTGGAAAGGTGCTGAAATAGAAGCCATAGCTGCGGTTAGAAAACAAACTATGGAACAGATTAAAGAAATGGCAGAAGCTTCTCAACAAGAAGAAGCCCAAGTTGAATCAATTACTAAGAAGATCGGAGAGAAGTAATGAACTGGTTAAAAAAAATGTGGCAAAAAGTTAGAGGCGTTGAAGAAAAAACAGTTAGAGCCAGGACAGAAGACGGTAAGTTTGTTGCAGATGACAAGTCTACTCCTGACGTAAACGAAGCCTACACTACCGTAGAAGTAGAAAAAAAATAATGGCAACAGCAAAAGACGCACTTCATCAAATTAGTTCACACGAAAAAGAGTGTGCTATACGTTATCAAAATATAGAAAAGCGTCTTGATGAAGGATCTGAAAAGTTTAAAAAATTAGAGAATATGCTCTGGGGTGTTTACCCGTTTATGGTAGGAGCTATCGTTCTCACAAAGTTTTTATAGATGGAAGAAGAAGTCAAAATCGAACCAGCTATAAAAAAGAAGCTAGAACTAGACATAGAAGTTTCACCCAACTATCTATCAGTCAATCCATTTCATAAATGGATACACCTAGCTAAAACCGTAGACGCTTGGCGAATTTTCCCTAGAGTTTTTGTCAGCGTCTACATCCTACTACTATACAAAGTAGTCACCTGGTTTATGACCATACCTGAACCCAACCTAGAACAATCAGCTTTAGTGTCTGTAGTTGTAGGAGCAATGGCGGCTGTTTTTGGCATCTACGCTGGCACATCAGGACAAAGCAAAAAGTTTAAAGGCGAGGATTAATCTTGGAAGCGTTCAATCTGATCGCTGAATTAGGTCTACCGATAGCTGGTGCTTTAATTATGGCCTACTTTATATTCTTAGTGATGAAACAACTTATGGACGGTTTAATTAGTGAAATTCAAACCGTACAGGGTATTACTAAAATGTTAATTACTAGAGCATCTATTATGAATAACGATATGATTCGTATAGATACAAGCGTTTCTAGTGCCTTAAATCTTCCCCCTGACCTAGACCGTATAGCAAGAGCAGAAAACTTTGTAGAAGACGGTAAAATAGATGCTAGAAGGGACTAAATGGATATAGTAAAAATAATAACAGAGTTTGGGTTTCCTGTAGTTATGGTGGTAGGTTTAGGTTACTTTGTTTATTTTGTCTGGCAAACCATTACCAATAAGATAGATCCAGCCGTTCAGGAAATGAAAGGGACTATTATAAGACTGACAGATCAATTGCGTTTGTTAGACCAGGATATGATTCGTCTTCAACAAAAAGTTAATACGGTTATTGAAGTTAAGGAGCAAGATGAAAAATCGAAAAAGACCTGATGAAGTATTACTGATAGCTTCTATAATAATTGTTATGTTTGTTGTCTTGTCCGTACAAGCTGATGAAATGACACACAAGTTTAAAAACCCTAGCTTTTCAGGTGTTGGTACATCTAGTCATTACTTAACCATAGAGAACCAAGAGTTCAATAGAAAAGAAGCCCTACGAGAAGAACTTAGAGCATATACAGAAGACTTAGAAAGAGAAGCTGAAAATACTACGTTGGCTAGGTTTATACGTAACTTAGAGAGTAGAATATATGCACAACTCAGCAGACAGTTGGTTGATAGCTTGTTTGGTGAAACGGCTTCTGATTTTGGTACGCTAGAATTAGAAGGCAACACTATAGAATATAGAGTAGAAGACGACAAAGTAACATTAATAATTACAGATGAAGAAGGCAATACAACAGAAATTACTGTACCTCTTGGTTCTTTCACTTTCTAATTGCGCTTTAATAGTAGACCCATTAGACAATGGAGTGCCTCCTGTAAGAAGTATTGAGTCAGCAGAGGTTGGGGCTTTGCTCACTAATTTAGCGGAAGTTTCTGTACCTGTACGAAAACCTATAGTGGCTGTATATCCTAATTCTTTTAAAGACAATACAGGACAACGTAGATCTAACAGCCAGTATGCAAGCTTTAGTACAGCTATTACTCAAGCTCCAGACGCTTACTTAATTAGAGCGTTACAACACTCTAATGTATTTGATGTAGTAGAACGCAAAGGTTTAGATAACCTCACTAAAGAACGCCAGATAATTCGCACAACCAGGGAAAGTTTTGATGAAAAACAAAAGGTCAAACCTCTACTATTTGCAGGTTTGTTAATGGAGGGTGGCGTAGTAGGTTACGAAACTAATATTCGTTCAGGAGGAGCGGGTGCAAGATATTTAGGTATAGGTGGTTCTAAACAGTACAGACAAGACTCTGTAACCATATCTTTGCGCACGGTATCAGTAAGTACGGGTAAAATTTTAATTGAAGTTCTAGTAACTAAGTCAATATTAAGTGCATCTATCTCTTCAGATGTGTTCAGATTTTATGCAAATAACACCGAATTAGTTGAAATAGAAAGCGGTATAGTAGAAAATGAGTCTATAAATATTGCTTTACAGATGGCTATCGAGACGGCTGTCTTACAAACAATAGAGGAGGGCTATGAAGATGGCTATTGGCAAAAAGATGAAAAGATTGATATTGATGAGCCTATTTGCGATGACGAGTGTATCGCTACTATACGGGGCTGACAATGAAATATTTATAGATCAGTCAGGTGCTACATCTAACTTAGATATAGAACAGGTAGGAGGTAGTGGCAACATCATCGGCGGTGCTGATGCCGCGGCTGGTTCTATGACTGCACTAGATATTGATGGTGCAACCATGACCTTAGATATATTGCAAAAAGGTAATACCAATAAGTTTCTTGGAGATATATGGGCAGATACCTACACAGGTTACTTCTCGTTCATAGGGGATACCAACACATTTAACATGTCCACCGACGAGACTAACGCTACTGGAGCTGATGGTTCTAACGTAAACGTACAAGTCACAGGCAACACAAACACAATGACTCTCAATCACGCCATGACTGCACTAGCGGCCAACCTAGATTTAGATTGGACTGTGCAAGGTGGTGGTAATAACATTACTGCATCTATAGATGTAGATGGTGCTACTAATTATATGGATATTGATGGTGATGATAATGTTGTCACCTACGATGGAGACGGATACGCAGGGGGTTACTTTTGGCTAGACCAAACAGGCTCTACAAGGACATTTAACATAGATCAGGAGTCTACATCAGATAATGACTGGCTTAAAATTACATCTGTTGGCTCTAACGGCACTGTCTGTGTTACTCAGTCAGACGCAACAACTTCATTCGTTTGCTAATATAGGTTCTATATCTGAGGTAAGAGGTAACGCACAAGTTCTAAGGGACAAACCTTATGGTGCTGAACTAGCTTTTAACATACAACAAATGGATGATGTCCGTACAGAAGCGGGCAGAGTTGCTATAACCTTTGAAGACGACTCTACAGTCAAACTAACCGAACATTCTAAGTTAGTTATAGATGAATACATCTATGACCCAGACCCATCTAAATCTAAGATGGCCTTAAAGTTTGCAAGTGGTACTGCACGTTTTATTACTGGTAAATTTAACAACAAGAGCAATATATCTATACGCACACCTACTGCGGATATAGCAATTAGAGGTACAGATTTTACTTGTACAGTAGATGAACTAGGTAGAAGTCTAGTTATACTATTGCCAGACGAGAATGGCATATCTAGTGGTGAAATAATAGTAGCTACAGCTATGGGTAGCGTTACTTTAAACAAACCCTATCAAGCTACCACAGTATCTGTATATGAAAACAATCCTACTAAACCTGTTACTTTAGATATATCGCTAGACCTAATTGATAACATGTTGATTGTTAATCCTCCAGAAGAAGTTGACCAACAAATAGAAGAAACCCAAACAAGAACAACAGTAGATTACTTAGACTTTAACGACCTGGACATAGACTTCCTTAACGAAGACTTTCTTGATGCAGAAGCAGAGCTAGAGTTTACTGAACTAGATATAAATTATTTAGATGTAAACTTCTTAGAAGACTTACTAAACGTGCTAGATGCACTAGCTATATCTAAAGAAGAAGATGCACTTAAACAAGGAGGTGTGGGAATTCGTATTGTAGGTACAGATATAGGACAAGATAAGGACACGCAGATAACAACTATAGTTGCAGGACAAACTATTAGTCTGAATAGAACAGTCAGTCAAAGTGCTAGACTAAACTTAGATGGGTCAAACAGTTATACAATTATCTTGATACAAGATGGTGTATCTAATACGGTTAAGATTAATGGTGGATCTTCAACAACCATTACAATTAAACAAGGTTCTGGATGAAAAAAATAACACCACTATCACTCATACTTATATTGGTTTTGCCATTTATTTATCAATTTACGCCACTTGAGGTGTTAAAACTTAAAACTTTTGATGCTTTGATACCTGAACAGAAAGAAAGTGGTAATTTTGTAATACTTAACATCACTGAAAATGATATTGCAAATGAAGGTGGTTATCCTTTATCAAGACAAACTCTAGCTCAAATACATATTAACCTTTTGCGTAAAGGAGCTTTGGGCGTAGGTTGGGTTATGGCTTTTCCTCAACCAGATAGATTTGGTGGTGACTTTGATTTTATGGAAGCACTCTCTTTTTCTCCTAGTGTCCTCGCAATGTTTGAAGGTGAAGGTAATTATCCGCCCACATCTGGAACTGTAATTCTTGGACCAGAGACTGATGCAGGAATTATGGCAACAGGTGCTATACAAAATATAGAGATATTAAAACAAAGCGCAACACAAGGTATAGCTGTTGCTAGAACAGATTTAGACAATTTAGTACGTAGATTGCCTTTGTTAATGAAAACTCCTGATGGCTGGGTATCTGCATACGGTACGGAAGTATTAAAAGTTTTAGCTGGAGCGGATACGTATATTATAAGAACGAATGATAATGGTATTGAAGAAATACGTGTTAAAGGCCTTCCACCTGTTAAAACAGACTCTTTAGGGCGTAGGTGGATAAGTTTCGTGAATACCACACAAACTGACCTACAAGAAATGAATGTAGAAAATAAATTTGTATTTGTAGGGTTTACGGCAAAAGGAATCATGCCACAAATAGCTACTCCGTCTGGACTACTTGAACCGCATAAGATACAAGCAGCTCTAGCAGAATCTATACTAATAGAAAACAGTCCATACATACCTGATTACTCTTTAGCTGTAGAGTTGGCAATCCTAATAATGGGCATAGTAATAATGTGGGCGTTAATAAACTTTTTGGGGATAACGTTGGGGATAAGTTTAGCCGTTTCTACTATGGGCTTAACTTTATTTGGTGGATATACCATAGTTAAACAAGGTCTGTTAATTGATGTAACCTGGACATTTATAGCTGAGTTTATAACAGCGACCATTACTTTCTATCTCAGATTTAGAGAACAATACAAGTTACGACAACTTATAAAGAAACAATTTGAACATTACTTAGATCCACGTCAAATTGCTATTTTGCAAAAATCACCAGAAAAACTAAAACTAGGTGGTGAGAAACGATACGCCACATTTTTGTTTACGGATGTACGTGGATTTACTGCTTTATCTGAAACACTAGAGCCTGAACAAGTCACCTATATAATGAATAAAGCTCTAACAGCACAACAAAAAGCAGTACAAAAACATGGAGGTATGGTAGATAAGTATATAGGTGATGCAATGATGGCCATATTTAACGCACCGTTAGACCTAGAATTTCACGAAAATAAAGCTATTGATTGTGCTAAAGATATACAGAAAAATATGGAAGAGTTAAACGTAGAACTATTTGAACAAGATATAGACCCTGTTGCTATAGGTATAGGTATCAATACTGGATATGCAGTTATAGGCAATATGGGAAGTGAATCACGATTTGATTACACTGCCATAGGCGATGCGGTAAACACCGCAGCAAGATTAGAAAGTGGAACTAAGGAAGCAGGTAGAGATTTGTTAATTGGCTACAACACTGCCATAAAAAGCGATTATAAGTTAGAATTATTAGAGCCTTTAAAGGTTAAGGGCAAAGAAAAACCATTAGAAGTATATACATGGGATTTAAGTTAAGTTTAATATTGGGTGGATTGTTAGTCGTTAGTCTGGCTGGATCAACTTACTATATCAATTACCTAAACGATCAAATAGGTATACTCAAAGGCAATCAAATAGTTTTAGAAACAGAAATAGAAAAACAAAACGAATCTATTGAACGTTATTTAGAACAACAAAAAAATCAACAAGTACAACTTAATCAACTAGAAGCTGACAAACAAGCAGCGATGAAAGATGTCAATAGATTGCGTAAAACCTTTGCTAACCATGATTTAGATCAATTAGCTTTAGCAAAGCCAGGACTACTACAAAATAAAATTAACAAAGCTTCTGCTAGGGTAATGACTACTTTAGAAGAACTAACCAATCCAAATCAGTTTGATGAAAAACCTACTACTAATTAGTTTATCTTTGATGATGGCCAGTTGCTCTTTGATGCAATCTTCTATCAAACCAGTACAGGTAAAAAGTATTGCTGAAAGACCGCCGATGTATCATCCACCGTTACCATATCCGATGAGCCTATCAGAAGTTGATTGGGAAATTATGACACCTGAATTGATGGAGCAATACCTACAAAATCTAGAAAATGGTGATGCACCAAGACGCGCTTACTATTCTTTATCTAGTAAAGAGTATGAAAATCTCAGTATGGATATGGCAGAAATAACGCGTTGGTCTAAAGATATTTTATCAATTATTAAGTATTATAGAGAATACGACAAACCAAAACAGGATATCAAAGATGAGTAAGACACCAGATGAATTCGTATATAGAGCTACTCTAGATCGTATAGTAGATGGAGACACCTTTGATTGCATATTAGATCTTGGTTTTGATGTAAAATTACATAAACAAAGAGTCCGTTTGGCAGGTATAGACACTCCAGAATCTAGGACAAGAAATTTGGCTGAAAAGGCTTTAGGCCTAAAAGCAAAAGAAAGACTTAAAGAACTTTGCGAAGGTACATTTAGAATTAAATCTTTAGGAAAAGGAAAGTATGGAAGGATTTTGGGCATCCCTTATACAGCTGATGGAGAAGATATATGCCAAAAGCTTATTAAAGAAAAACACGCAGTTGAATACTGGGGCGGTACCAAAACAGGTAAAATATTGGAAGACGGAACTTGGGGCGAGTAACATGCAAATATCTGAAAAAGGTACATCTTTAATAAAACATTTTGAAGGCTGTCGTTTAGAAGCGTACCAAGATTCTGTAGGTATTTGGACAATTGGATATGGGACTATTAAAGGAGTCAAAGAAGGCGACAAAATAAATCAGAATGAAGCAGAGCATTTATTACAAGAAGAAATGCCTGAATACGAAGGCTATATAAATGATATGGTCGAAGTCCCTTTAGAACAGAACCAATTTGATGCACTTTGTTCTTGGGTATTTAATCTAGGACCTAACAATTTAAAGTCTTCTACTCTATTAAAAGTATTAAACGAAGCGAAATATGACGAAGTGCCAGAACAAGTGGTCAGGTGGAACAAAGCTGGTGGAAAAGTTTTAGAAGGATTGAAAAAAAGAAGAGAGGCTGAATCTCTATTGTTTCAAGGTAAAGAATGGGAGAATGTCTAGATGGCATATACTAAGTTAAATTTAAAACCAGGTATCAACCGAGAAGGAACTGCTTACGATAACGAAGGAGGATGGTTTGACGGCAACCTAATCCGTTTTAGAAATGGTCACGTAGAAAAGTTAAAAGGATGGGAAAAATTAAGTTCTAATACTTTTTTAGGAACAGCTAGAGCCTTACATAACTGGATGAGTCTTGGTAGTAATCTTTATTTAGGATTGGGTACAACTTTGAAATATTATATAAAAGAAGGCACTAATTATAGTGACGTTACGCCTATAAGAGCCACTACCACTAACGGTATAACTTTTTCTGCAACTGATGGTTCATCAACAATTACAGCTACTGATTCTAGTCACGGAGCCGTAACCGACGATTTTGTTACTATATCTGGTGCCGTTTCTTTGGGAGGTCTTATAACTGCTAATGTTCTAAATCAAGAATATCAAATTACATCAGTACCATCTGTTAATACCTATACATTTATTGCCAAAGACACGTCAGGAAGTACGGTTACTGCTAACTCAAGTGATTCAGGTAATGGAGGTGCAGGAGTTGATGGTGCTTATCAAATTAACGTGGGACTAGATACTTATGTCCAGTCAACAGGGTGGGGGGCAGGACTTTGGGGTGCTGGAACATTTGGATCATCAAGTGCTATAAGCGCATCTGGTCAGCTAAGATTATGGACACATGATAACTTTGGTGAAAATTTAATTATCAATCCGCGGGGGGGTGGTATTTATAGATGGGTAGAAAATAATGGAACTAGCACCAGAGCAGTTGCTTTATCTGATGTTACAGGCGCTAATTTAGTCCCTACACTTGCTTTACAAGTCATTACATCAGAAGTAGACAGGCATCTAATTGTTTTAGGTGCTGATCCCATATCAGGAAGTGCAAGAAGTGGTGTTATAGACCCGATGCTTATTGCTTTTTCTGACCAAGAAAATGAATTAGAGTTTGAACCATTAATTACTAATAGTGCAGGTTCTTTGCGTCTATCTAGCGGATCAAAAATAGTAGGCGCAGTTAAATCAAGACAAGAGATAGTTGTATTTACTGATACCTCTCTATACAGCATGCAATTTGTTGGACCACCTTTTACATTTGCAGTAAACCTTATTAACGAAGGTGCGGGATTGATTGGACCCAAAGGAGCTATTACAACTGACTCAGGTATTTATTTTATGAGTTACGGTAGTTTTTACTTGTACAACGGCAGCGTACAAAAACTACCTTGTACTGTTTTAAATTACGTATTCTCAGATTTAAATGTAGGACAAGCTTACAAAATACATGCTTTTAGTAATAGTGAAAATAACGAAATAGGTTGGTTTTATCCGTCATCTTCTTCATCTGAAATAGATCGTTACGTTATATACAACACGCAAGAACAAGTTTGGTACTACGGCAACCTAGAAAGAACTGCTTGGCTTGATACTGGTGTAGTTAACTACCCACAAGCTACAAAAGAAAATTATCTCTACCAGCATGAGATTGGTTTTGACGACGATGGTAGTCCGATGACTGGTGTATTTGTTGAATCAAGTGACTTTGATATAGGAGATGGCGACCAGTTCCAATCTATATCCTCTATCATACCTGACATACGTTTCTTGCAAGACGACAACTCTGGATCTGTAAATATTTTGACTAAGGTAAGAAACTTTCCAGGTGAATCTTTAACAACTAAAGCTACTTCTGCAATTAGTTCTTCTACAACAAAAGCGAATATAAGGGCTAGAGGACGACAGGCTGTTATCAGAGTTGAATCTGATGACGATCAGTCTGGTAGCGGTAATCTTGCTTTAGGATGGCGATTAGGCGCTACACGTTTTGATGTGAAAACTGATGGTAGAAGATGAGCAAACTATTAGAAACCCGTCTACCAATAGAATCCAATCAGTTTGTAAATAAAGATATTTACAATCGTTTAGTCAGAATCCTAGAATTAAACTTAGGAACCTTTGATCCTGACAGCACACCCCAGTATAACGACCAACAAATCAGCACTTTGGCTTTTTCTATTGGTGATGTAATATGGAACACATCAATTGGAGTATTACAGGTTTATACTGGCTTCAAATGGATACAGCTACATACACCCGTCAATCCGCAGGGGTATCAACTGCAAGCAGAACTAGGTTCTGTCACTATCAGAAATAACGGAGCGACAACTATTAAAGTTTGATATGCAAGCAGTAGAAAATATAAAATCAGCGTATGAAATGAGTAATCTTCTTCTTACTCAACCCTCTGACTGGTTTATAGAAGACAAAACCTTTCAAGCTGTTAAAGACTCGCAACTAGATATCGTACGTTTTTTAAAGTCTCAGGGACAAGAAGACTTAGGCAAACTACCACTACACGCTGTTATAGATGAGCCTATCAAGGATGTTTATACAGCACCTATATTCTCAGAAACATTTTGCGATATATTTAAAGATGAACTACAAAACATCAAAGAACACTTTAATTTTGAGCCTAATACAGAAGAAGACACGCTCAGACAGATACCTGAGATAGTCTTACAAGAACATATACCTGACTTATACTTTTCCTTGATGAGTGTGGTCAGTAGTATTTTAAACCCTATATTTATGGGTCTTTGGGGAAGAGTCGTTACAGATGGTGGCGTACAAATAGCCAATTACAATATAAGAGACAAGCAACAAGGAGCTTGGCACCACGACGCTAGTGCAGATATAAGCGTAGTAATCCCTTTAAATACAGGTGAATACGAGGGTGGTGGAACAGAATTTCAAGGTAGAGGTATTGTTGAACCGCTTCCAACAGGTAGCGCTTTGATGTTTCCTAGTTTTACTCACATGCACCGAGGACTGCCCGTACAGACAGGGGACCGATATTTATTGGTTTTTTGGCTGATATCACGTCCTTGTTGGGAAGATAAAAAAAACTATTTAGAAATGAATTTTATTTAACAAAACCACTAAAAACGATAGAATAAAACAAATGAATAGAATTGACAGATCAGGAACAGGAATAGCAACTTTAGGAAGAGACGAAGATCAGTTTCTGGCTCACGTAGCTTTGGGCGAACGTGTCGTACCACCTGTAATATCAGCCTCTACGCAGGCACGTATCAACCAAGAGATGAGGGCTGCTGGCCTTGACCCAAACGAGTATGCAGTTGGATCTGGTATGTCCATCAACCCAATTACAGGTTTACCTGAGTTTGGATTTTTTAAGAAAGCTTTTAAATCAATTAAAAAGGTAGCCAAAAAAGTAGCGCCTGTAGCAATGTTAATACCTGGAGTTGGTACAGCCTTTGGCGCAGCTCTTGGTGGATTAGGTGGATTAGCTGGAACAGCTTTAACTAAAGTAGGTTTAGGCGGAGTAGCAAGCACATTAGGAAGTTTAGGAAGTTCTGCTCTAAGTGGAATAGCTGGACTAGGAATACCAGGTGTTTCCAGTATGGCTGGTGGAGCCGCTCAAGGTTTTGGTGGATTTAAAGGGTTAGGTAGTTTAAGTGGAATGTTAAAGGGCGGACCATTAGCGGGTTTAACAGGTGCAGGAGCAAGTACCGTTGAAGTAGCATCTGGAGACACACTAAGTCAAATAGCTGCTAAAAATGGAACTACTGTAGAGGCTTTAATGAAAGCTAATCCAGGAATAACTAATCCCAATATGATTCAAATAGGACAAAAAATTACTGTACCAGGGTCAGGTGGTCTTAGCGGTTTATTTAGCGGAGGCGGAGCAGACGGGGTAGGTAACTTTGGAGCTGTTGGAGATTTGGCTGGAGGCGTTACTGATCGTTTAGGTCTTACAAATTATGGATTAGGAGGTTCTGGCGGCGGTACGGGCGGTATGGGCGGTCTAGGCTCTCTAGGATTAGCTGGGTTCTTAGGTAAGATGGCCTACGATTCAGCTAAGAAAAAAGAAGGCGGTATATCTGAGACACCTAAAGTAACAATGGATCAATTAGGAAGATACCAACTATCAAAAGAATTAGGAACAGGCGGAACTAGAGGTGAATTTGGATTAGGACCTAAACCTGCTGTATTAAACGTAGCAGGCGGAGGACCAATTAATAGAATGTACTACGCCGAAGGTGGCGTAGCTGAATTAGATATGCGTGACGGTGGTGAGTCTGAAGGACCTGGTACGGGTACTTCTGACGACATACCTGCGATGTTAAGCGATGGTGAATTTGTAATGACCGCAGCAGCAACTAAAGGTGCAGGTGCATTTAACGTTAACAAAACTAAATCAGGCATAGAATTAATTTCTGGTGGTAGCGCTTCAAGAGAAAAAGGCGTTGAAAACATGCGTGAGTTAATGAACATATTTGAGGCAGTCTAATGGTAGAGTCAGTTGATCCAGTAATGAATAAAATAGATAGACGTGAAACGCTGTCCGATCCATATGTACGTGAAGCTTACTTTGGCTCTCCAGATACTCCTGGAATAATATCTCAAGCTATTAGTGCAGCTAATAGGACTTTTGGTCAACCAACAATAATGAGGCAGACAGCAGGTCTATCACCATTAGAAATAGCTGCGATGCAAGGTGCCTACGGAGGAATTGGTTCTTACCAACCTTACTTAGATGCTAATTTATCTGGACTACAGGAAGGTATTGGCATGTCACGTAGAGCTGGTGAATTGGCTCAACCTTACTTTGCTGGTGAACAAGACTATTTAGGAGCAGCAACTGATGTTGCTAGGCAAGCTGCGGGCATGCAGTTTGATCCAAACCTTACCAAACAATTTTACGATCCATTTGAAAATAGAGTCGTACAACAAACAATAGATGATGTATTCAAACAAAGTGACATACAAGATGTAGCTCAAAGAGCTAGAGATATACAGTCAGGCGGAGAGTCTGCTTTTGGTTCTAGAGCTAGACTTACAGCCGATGAAAGAAGGTCTGCTTTAGGCAGAGGATTAGGAGAAGCTTTAGCAGGTATACGTTCTGGTGGTTTTCAGACAGCTCAATCTACAGCTTTAGGTGAATTTGGTAGACAGGCTTCAGCCAGAGAAAGATTAGCGGGTAACTTAGCTGGATTTGGAACTCAATTTGGAGATATAGGCTCACGTAGAACTGGCCTAGCCAGAACAATAGGTTCAGACGTAGCTGGATATGGTGGGCAAATAGGTAATCTTGGACGTACAGATTATGATTTAGCTTCTTCTCAGAGAAGAGAATTAGCAAATTTAGGTTCTACTGCAAGAGGTGTTAAAGAAACTGGACTTGGAAGAGAATACGAAAG